AAGCTACTGTGGGTGCTGGATTACAACTACAAATCGTTAGTCTATAGGAGGTGGACTATGCAAGAAAGAAAGCGTCAGCTCTCACCTGAGCAGAAACAATATCTTATAGACTTAAAGAAAAAACCAAATGAAGACATTATCCGGTATAAAGAGATTGTTAAACAAAAAATACTTGAGGATGATATTCTTATATGGCTTTTAAATAATAAAGAACTCGAAGATGCTGATGCCGAAAATGATGAATATTTTGGTACCAACATTCGTGATGAGTTTATAATACCCGAGACACAAACTGATGTACAAAATTATATATGTTATGAATGCTCATTTGATGATGATGCTAGATATAATCCAGCAATCAAGTATCAAACAGTTGTTTTTTATATACTTTGTCACGAAAAGAATAGTTTTGTTGAAGAGATTGGTTCGTCTCGGAAGGACTTAATAGCAGGTGTTCTTATAGATAAATTTAATGGGTGTAATTATTTTGGAAATCAATTAAAACTTGTATCAGATAAACCCAGCGTGACGGATAATAAGTTTTCTACTCGTACGCTAATATTTGAACAAAAAGCGACAAATTCTTTAACAAAGGCTGACGGGAAAACATTTAATTTAAGACGGTAATTATGGCTAATGAAGAATTATTTCAAGGCGACCGTTTAAAAATACTTCGCGGCAGACCGATTGTTATTAGTGATTTGTTAACCATATATCAACCGACACTCGGACAAATTGAAGAAGTTGGTGAACAACGTTTTTTTAATGCGGTATGGCTTATGTGTTCATGTGCGTGGGATATGCCGGCTGCATTTGCTGATATAGGAGTAGATTTTATGTCTGTGCCAGATTGGCAATATTTTTTGCAAACAGTGCATACCATGACGCCCGAGGATACAGGTTTGATATTTGGTGATCTCGATTTTTCCAAATTAGTTCCCATGAATTTTCAAAGAGAAAGTGATTCTGAATCACAAATTGTACTTGTAAATACAGATCCAATGTTGATACAAGGTAAATTTTACGATTCTGCTGAGTATATGTTCACTGAACAACTCTATCATTCTATGATACCGTGGGTTCGTGAAATGATTGGATTTGTTCATAAAGGTCGTAAGGCTAAAAATAGAGCAACTGCTAAAATTCTAATTATGGATGATCGAAAGCAGCGTTCTCGTCACAAAGACGATGTTTACGAATCATATTTTCATAATGGAATTATTACTTTGGTAAATACCGAAGAGTTTTCTTATACATATGAAACGGCATTTGATTTGACAATTTATCAATTTACAAAATCAATGATACAGATTCAAGGTAAAAAGCAGGCATGTGCTCTTTTTCAAGGTTCTATGTCTGGTTTTGTTGATACCTCAAAAATCCCATCTGCTAATTTCCAGTGGATGTATAGTGACGAAAAGTATAAGAAACATGGTGGTCAAAAATTAAAAGACGCTCTCGCTCCAGGTGAGAGCAAATTGAACATTAAGGATAGCGGGACTCAAAAGTAGTCCCGCTATTATATTCTAGTAAAGGAGATAAAGATATGGCTCTTACAAACTTTGATAATCTTGTGATTGATCGAGTTGTTGATGGCTGGTTTGAGTCTAAGTCTACTGGTGATCTGCTGGCTGTACTTGATCAGATTTCTAACTTCTCTATCAACACTACTTCTGAGACAAAAGATAAGACCGATGCTCAGGGCGCTCTTCTGAAGAGATACTTTACTTCTAAGTCTGTAGAGGTTACAGGTGAGAATGCTACATTCTCTCTTAACCTGTTTGCGACTCAGAATGGTGTATCTAAAGTTACTGGTACTGATGTGGTTATGCCTAGAATTTTCCTGGCTGAAAAAGGTACTGGTACTGTTACTCTTCCCGAGGCTCCTATTGCAGGTACTTTGAAGGTATATGGTACTTCTGCAAATGGTAATGCTGATCTTGAGAAGAAATATAGTCCTGCAACTGGTCAAGATCCTGAACCGGGTGTAGATACCTACGTTCTTTCTGGTACTACTCTCCAGCTTCCTACAAATGCTACTGATTCTGTACAGATTAAGTACGAGCGGCAGGTATCTCAGGATACTATTGCTGCACGTGTTAACGTACAGGGTGATAAGTTCCCGAAGGAGTGCAAAGCTACCTTCCGTGTACTTTGCTCTGATCTTTGTGATTCTGAGGAAGTAATGGCTCTGTATATCGTATTTGAGAAGTTCCAGATGAGTCCTGACTTTGACTGGACTGTAGATACCGAGTCGACACAGAATTTCAGTGCTACTGCGTTCAAAGATTATTGTGCAAAGAATCAGGTTCTGTATTATATTGCTGTTGCAGATGATACAGACGATTATGACACACGCCAGTTTGTTGGCTAATATAAACTGATAAAATATTATAGCGGTGTTATCTATGTAATAGTATAGCACCGCTATTATTATAAGGAGAAACAGTATTATGGCTAAAGAAAGAGTATGTCTCTTTTGTGGGCGGTCTTATCAATATTGTCCAAATTGTCGGGAATATGATAGTTATCCAAAATGGATGAGTGAGTTTGATACTGAAAAATGTCATGATTTATATACAGTAATGAGTGGATATAATTTAGGACTTAAAACAAAAGAAGATGTTAAAACCGTATTAAATAAACACAATATTACCGATTATTCCATCTTCTCTTCTAAACTTCAAGATAAACTAAATAATATGTTTTCTGTAGAAATTTCGAAGGAAACAGAAATTGAAATGTCTGAAGAAACAAAGGAAGTCGAAGAAGAAAAACAGGTTGTGCCGTCAAGAAATCGTCGGTCAAGAAGAAGAGTATATGTAGAAGAAGCCAATACTGAAGAGTAGTATTGGCTCTTCTTTTTAGGAGTAAAAGGATGAATATTAAACCTAACTTTTATACGCATGATTATGATCCAAATAAGGTAATTAAAGTAAAAAATATTGACAAGCAAAAAATATATATAGCTTTTGGTATATATCCGTGTGATATATATGTCGATGGTGAGGGACGATTAATTATGTTGTTTGAGAAATCAGTACTAGCATGATTGTAGTGATTGAGGTGAGTTAAATGGAAAAACGAACAATAAATTTAGATAAACATATATGTATTGTAAATCCTAAACAAGCAGCGTTTTATTGGGGAGAAAAACATATAGAACCGATACATATATACCCGAGTTATGACAATCGAAACAAACAACCAATCATAGTGTTTGTTTTTAATAGAATAGATACACAAGATGCATATAAAGAATGGATAGAACGTAGGTGATGAATTATGAATCCTATCTATTTAGATAATGCTGCCAGTACACGTGTTAATCCTAACGTTTTGGCAAAATTTACCGAAGTAGCCACAGACTTATACGGAAATCCTTCCTCTAAGCATATGGAGGGATTATTTGCCGATCAGTGTATTGATATAGCGAAAGTAAAAATAGGAGATAAACTACATTGTGATTCCGATGAAATATATTTTACATCAGGTGCAACAATGTCAAATAATGTGTTGATACAAGGGATGTTACGTAAGCATCCTGAAACTATGCTAATTATTTCTAGCGTAGAACACAATGATATTTTAGAACTCTACAATTGGCTACCATATTCAAAGCGAATTATAGATGTAGATGAAGACGGAATAATAGATCTTGAACAATTGGACAGACTTATAAAGGAATGTAAGGAAGTTGGGAGGTATTGCCTTGTTAGTGTTCAGATGGCTAATTCTGAAACCGGGGTATTACAGCCTGTAAAACGGATTGCAGAAATTGTTCATCAACACAGCAAGGCTTTTTTTCATTCGGATGCTACACAATATATACCATATTATCCTGTTAATATTAACGAGATGCATATAGATGCTTTGTCTATGTCTGGGCAAAAAATAGGTGGTATCAAAGGTAGTGGGATTCTTTATTGTTGTAAAGAATTACGGAATGAGTTGTTACCTATTATTTTTGGAGAACAAGGATTAATTGGTGGAACTCCTTCTACCCCATTAATCGCGAGTCTTGCCACTGCATTTGAAATGATTGACTACAAAATATTGGAGATGATTGAAAAAAGAGATTTTCTATTGAGCAAATTAGAAGGACTTGGCGGTGTACTTGTTGGCCCAAAAGAGAACCGATTACCAAATAATATTTATATAAGATTTCCAGGGGTTAATGGTATAACGTTGATGAATCTATTAGATGAGTATGATATTTATATTGGAACCGGATCAGCCTGTTCAACTGATTCTGATAAGCCTAGCCATGTAGCATTAGCATATGGTTTGTCGGCTGATGCCGCGTTGGAATGTGTTAGATTTACATTGTCCAAAGAAAATACATATAAAGACTTAGAATATGTTGCAAATGTAGTGAAAAATATATTGTCATTGATATAAGAAAGGAGGATGACTATGGATTTATGGTCACTTATTCAGGAGTACATGGCTCCAATTATTGTGTTGGCGTGTTTAGCAATTGGTTATGTGTTAAAACGTCTTGAGTGGATACCCGATAAATTTATACCTCTTATAATGTTTTGTTTGGGCACGGTATTCAGCTTTATAATTAATGGCTTTACTTTCCAGTCATTTGTTGTTGGCTGTATATCAGGAGTGGGATCGACAGGTTTCCACCAACTTTTCAAACAGCTAATCGAGAAGGGTGATGATACCGGTGACTCTAAATAATATTTGGGAAACAATAACCAACAACCCCGGATGGATTACAGTAATTATATTATTGGCGATGTCATTGATTGAAATATCAAAGATAAAAATTAACCCGTGGTCTGCTATTGGTCGGCTTATTGGAAAGTTTTTAGGAATTACCGGATTATCAAAAAAATTTGATGCATTAGAAGAAAAGGTTGATGAGAATCAAGCAAAAACTATAAGAGTGCGCATTCTCAGATTTGGAGATGAATTAAACGAAGGTAGGTATCATTCAAAAGATTCGTGGGATCAATGTATGGATGATATTGATGCATATGAAACGTATGTAGATAAGCATCCATTCTTTAAAAATGGAATTACGGTTGCAACAGTACAGCATATTCGAGCTGAATATGCAGAAAGATTGGAGAAACGAGATTGGGACAAAAAAGCATAATGGCAACGTTTGATCTCGCCACAAAAAAGACAGGTATTGCTGTATGGCACAATGGCCAATACAAAGAATCGTATGTAATAAATTATGAAAAAATAGAAGATATAGAAGAGCGCACTGAGTTAATGGGAAAAAAATTAATCAGTGCGCTTAACTATTTTCAGCCTACATTGGTATATAGTGAAGATTCATTTAGAGGGCAAAATCCTAAAACAGTTAAGTGCTTATGCAGAATTCACGGTATAGTTATGGGGTGGTGTTTAGAACATAATGTAGAATATCATTTCATTATGCCTTCCGCATGGCGTAAATATATACCAGGTTTTCCAAATGGTCGTTATGCTAAACGGCCTGAGCAAAAAGCATTTGCAGTGCAATATGTCAAAGAACATTATGGCTTCTCTTCTATTACAGACGATCAAGCAGATGCTATCTGTATAGGCGAGGCCGTAATACGAATGAATAAAGGGGGCATTTCATAATAGGAGGTAAACTGAAATGTACTCTTGGGAAATTGAAGAATTTTTAAAAAAACGGGATCATATTGTCACACCAGAAGAATGTATGATGATTATGAATCCTAATCAAAGCAACCAAATAACCAACGTTAGATATTGTACTTATAATAATGAATATCAAATTCAGACTAGCGATGGTTATTATTTTATGTTTATTGTGAAAGAAAAGGAGAACAAGTGATTATGACAGTAAATCAGGTATTAGATTACAACAATGTAATTAGGGCGATTGTTGACAATGCAAAAAATGTAGATGCGAAGATTCGTTTTAAATTTTTAGGTATGGCTAATCAGTTTAAACCGATTGTTGATAATTTTGAGACTATTCGGCAGGAAAAAATTAGTGAATATGGTACAACTAAAGCAGATGGCCAGACTGGAATTTTTGAACCGGTACGTGACGATTATGAAACTGATAGTGATTTCGTAGAGGCACAACAGAAATATGATGAAACAATTGCTAAATTTGCGAAAGAATTACAGGAAATACTTGATTCTGATGCAGAGGTTGAAATCACCAAATTTAAAGCGGATGATATTATGGATTCAGGATTAAATTCAGATTATTTATTAGCGCTTTATGATTTAATTGAAGAGTGATTTGTTTTTGGAGGGAAATAAATGAAAAAAATAAGTGTAGAAACATTTTGTGAGTCATATAAAACCAAATCTAAGGGATATGACAAAACATTTGAGGATTTTATGGAAAGGCACATAACGACAAAATACATTCCTGTTTTACGGAAGGATGCATTTTGCAAAGAAATAATTCATATCGCAAATCATATGGATAATGACAATCACAATATAGTTAAGATCAATAGTTTTTATGGTTATGTTGGTTTTGTAATGAGAATAATCGACCTTTATACTGATATTGAAATTAGTTTTAAGGATGGTGAATTCATTAATCAATATGACCAATTAAATGAATTAGGCGCCATTAGAGATATTATCAATCATATACCCGAAGCTGAATATGCAGAGTTTAGGATGATTTGTGATATGGAGCTTAATGATTTGTATGAAAATGAATATAGTACTACTGCTCTTCTCTATAATCTTAAGCAGTCGTTTTCTTTATCTGAGGAAGCAATTGGTTCTGCTTTAGAAGTGTTAGCGAATGAACAAAATGTAGAACAAACAACTGAATAAGAAAATACTTCGGTGGAGGTGTTAAGAAATGGCTTATCGTTATTATAATCCCAACAAAAGGAGTCGTAATGATCGCGGAGATTGTGTGATTAGAGCGATTTCAAAAATTACTGGTCAATCATGGAGTGAAACCTATTGGGAGTTATGTCTTCAAGGTTATCTTATGGGCGATTTTGGTAACGAAAACAGTGTTTGGGATTCATATCTAAAAGGACTTGGATTTAAGCGTAGAGTCATTCCAAATCAATGCCCCGATTGTTATACCGTCCGTGATTTTTGTTATGATCATTGGGACGGATCTTATATCATTGCGACGGGTAGCCATGTCGTAGCAGTGATTAATGGAGATTATTTTGATAGTTGGGATTCCGGAAATGAAATTCCAATTTATTATTATAGTAGATAACGTTATCTTAAAGAAAGGAGGGTATGCGTAATGGCATACTACACAAATCCTTATCCCTATGGTTATGGTTATTATCCTCAGATTCAACAACCGATGATAACTCCACAACCTATGGTATACCCACAAACACAGCTGGTTGATCAACAGCAAAATTATAATGTTCAATCTGGACAAACAAGTTCAAAGCCTAATGACTCATATTTTATATGGGTACAAGGTGAAGCTGGTGCAAAGTCTTATCCTGTTGCTCGTGGTACTACTGTCCCACTTTTCGATTCTGAAGGGGATTTTGTGTACTTCAAATCTGTAGATAACAATGGTGTTCCGTTGCCGTTGGTCACGAAAGTTATCAGTGATCCTCCGGTGAAAGAAGAAACGCCAAGTGTTGTCAAGGAGGCTCCTGTTGAGGTTATCACACCACAACCGGACATGAGCAACTACGTCACTAAGAAGAATTATGATGAGTTAGTCCGTAAGTATTCGGAACTGGAAACGCGCCTGTTGGAACTGGAAACCAAACCAGCGTCCGTAAGTACAACGTTTACAGGAAACACGTTTAATAACTCAAGAAAGGGGAAAGACGATGGGAATAAGTACTCTGTTTAATATGTTTGGTCGGCAACAGCCGCCAATGAATAGTGGCGTTGCCAATATATTGACCCAGTTTAATCAGTTTAAGTCTACGTTCAACGGAGATCCTAAGGCGAAGGTTCAGGAACTACTAAACTCTGGTCAGATGACGCAACAACAATTCAACCAGCTTTCTCAAGCAGCGACCCAGTTTCAGAATATGATGAAGGGTCGTTTTTAATTGCGTGGAATTGGGATTAATTGGGATCAATTGCATTACATAGTTCAACTCGGCAATAGTGCCGTTTGATAGAGTTAACTCTTTTTTAGGCTAGTGGACGCACTGGCTACAAAAATGAAAGGAGATCAAAAACATGGCAATTTCAGATGGTTCTTTAAGCGCTGCAGATGTAGCAGCTGTAACTGGAGGAAACGGTTTTGGAGGCTTTGGGAATGATGGTGGAGCCTTTTGGTTACTAGTCCTCTTTTTATTTGCTTTCTCTGGATGGGGAAATAATGGATGGGCAAATGGCGGTAACGGCGGTAACGGCGGAGTTCCTTATGTTGTTAATGACGTTCAGCGTGGATTTGATCAGTCTGCAATAATGTCGGGTATTTCCGGAATCCAAACATCTCTTAGTAACGCAGAAGTTTCAAGATGCAACCAGACTGCAAATATCACAAATCAGTTGACAAACATGGCAGCCAATCAGGCTTCATGTTGCTGTGAAAACAGATTAGCTATAGCTAATTTATCAGCCGATATAGCTCGTGAAGCTTGTGCTGATAGAGCGAGTGTAACCGATGCACTCAGAGATGTACTAGAAGCAAATAATGCTTCAACACAGCGTATATTAGATCAAATGTGCGCTGATAAAATAGACGCTAAAAACGAGCAGATTGCAGCTCTTCAGCAGCAACTTACTATGTCACAGCTTGCTGCATCACAGAATGCACAGACTGCAGCTATAATTGCAAATAATGAAGCACAGACAAATGCTCTTGAGAGATATCTCGCACCAGTACCTATCCCTGCATATATTGTACAGAATCCAAATGGATGTGGATGTGGTTACAATTACGGATGCGGTTGCGGTTATGGCGCATAACCCTTTCATTCTAAATAGGTAACATTTTTTCGAAATTGAAATTTTCGACTTTGTGAGTTGATTTTGATACCTAGTCGTTCGGCTTTCGTCCTGAAGGCCAGACGACTTTTTAAAATTGAAAGGTGGTAAATAATTATGGCTGAATATAGAAAAAATGCAGTACAAACCGTGGCTCCTGGAGCGACGGTTGTTTTTAGTAATGACTTCTTCCCGTGTAATAAGGGATATATTGTACACCAAAATGACTCTGGGTTATTTCAGGTTCGTGGAATCGTAAATAACCCGTGTGCTATGTATGGTAGATTATCCATAGACTTTAGCGCTAATATCGCAGTTCCTTCTACTGGTACTGCTGAGGCAATAAGTCTTGCGGTAACGGTTAATGGAGTAACTGAACCTGCAACTACAATGGTTGTAACTCCTGCGGCTGTTGCTACGAATCCACCAACAGATGCTAACTTCTTCAATGTAGCACGTACGGTAGAAATACCTATTCCTCGTGGCTGTTGCCAGAATGTGGCGATTACAAACACTTCAAGTCAGGCGATTTTAGTAAAGAATGCTATTATAGACCTGGACAGAATAGCGTAAGGAAGGAGGTATTTTACAATGGATGTATTAGATATTATTTATGATAAAGCGTGTTGCGAACTTGAAGAGATTGGCAAAAAGGAAAAACTGGATAGTAAAGATGTTGAGTTAATGGATAAATTTGTAGATATCATGAAGGATATTGAGGAAATGTCTGGATCACAGGATCAGATGGGATATTCCCAAACCGGATCCTATAATAATGGTAGTAGTTATGGTCGTGGAATGCGTATGAACCGTATGAGTCCTATGTATAACCGTAGTTATGGTCGAGGCTCATATGGACGCAGTATGAATAACGGTTATTCTCGCGATGAGAACAAAGAAATGTTGCTTGATCATTTACAGGAAGTTATGGATATGGCTGTAGATGAAAAAGACCGTAAGGCGGTATCCCGGCTTATGGAACAAATGCAAAATAACTAAATAAGTGATTACAACCCCAGGGGCACGTACTCGCTCTTGGGGTTTTTTTGATTTTGAAAATAAATGAGATCGCTCATTAGATATAAATCCTATATGGCATAGTATAATAACTATGTATTTAAAATTATGGGAAAGGAGAAATTGCGATGGTAGTAAATCGCTCTATAAAAGAAATGGCGGATAAATCACTTTTGTCCGTAGATGACATTTCTAATATGACTAATATACCAACAAAACGTATTGGAGACATTATAGATTATAAGTCTTCAGCCACACCATGCGAAGCGTTTATCATCTGTGAAGCGCTTGGTGTGGATTTAAAGAAATTATTGGGGTGTTATTAATATGAAAAAAAAGAAATATGATATATCTTCATTGGATGGATTAAAGAAAGTGTTTGACGACTCAGTCCAAGAGTTGGCAGAAGAAATGTATCGACAGATTGAAGGGTTATATGAATCAGCGATAGATATGTTTTACGCTGATTATGACCCTTTATGGTATAGACGTACTTACGCCACGTATGAAGCATCATCAGGTGCGGGTTTTGATTATACAGGAAACGTAATAAATATGGGCAATCATTGGTCTGCGGGTATACAGATAGATCCATCATTTATTTCCGGAGAACCATATAAAAGAGCTAATGGCAAAGGTGCTGACAAAAGTTGGGTATTTAATCGTACATTTAACAAAGGTATTCATGGTATTTCGACAGGAAAAAAATCTTTTGGACAAAGTCGAGCCAAAACATTTTCGAGGGCAATAGGTAAAGAACGCCAACGTTTTTCTAACTATTTAAATAAGAATGTGCCTGATAGAGGCTATTCTGTAAAATTAAAACCCAAATATATTAATGGAAAATGGGTAGTAGGGAAAGATTTAACAATAAGAAAAAATTATGTTGGGCCGATAGAAATGCGTGAAAGGACTATGGAAAATATGTCTCCGCCTCCGAAAGGGATTATGAATCGTGAGTTTAAATTGTTAACACAGAAAAAGAATATGAAGAGTATATTTAATAATATTTTAACAATGAAAATACAGTAATTTGACAGCTATTGATTATAGGCGTATAATAGCATACAAATAAAAATGAAAAGGAATAATGTTATGTGGTATAAAATACAGATATATCCATACGATAACATCTTTACAAATTATGTATGCTATGAAGTAAATCGCGGTTTTTATCTTGGTTCTAGAGCCTCTGGACGATATTTTTGTTCAGAGCATCTTGAATATGATTTGCGGTTACAAACGTTTTTGGCAAATAAAACATATCGATTAATAGAAACGCCTGGTCGTCATAGTTATCATATTTATCGTGGTCAAATCAATAAATAAAAACAAAGAGCTTATGTGCTCTTTTTTTTATTGGAAAGGAGTACATATGGTTGCTGAATATACAGCTAAAATAACTGGCGACACTAGCGGATTAGAAAAGGCATTGAAATCTGTTAAAGGTTCAATGAAGCAACTTTCTGACGATGAAGTTCTAATCAAACTCAATTATGATGGAAATGTTGCTGATTTTAACAAAGAATTTGATAAAGTATTAAAACAGTGTCCTGATTTAACAATACAATTTCAGTATAATGTCAATCAAAAAATGCTAACGAAAGAACTTGACAAATTACAGCAATTAAAAGATTTAAAGTTAGATATTGATACAAATAATGCTGATAAAAAAATATCATCCATGATTACTGCTCTTGACACTGCAATTGGCAATGATGAGTCGAGCGATAAAATTGAAGGACGTATTAAAGGGATAATTCGATATGCAAATACGATTCATGAATTAGGCGGAAAAATAGAAACGGATGTGATGAATGCTATATATCGCTCTGTGGAATCAACAAATTATGAGGATTTGTTTAATAGACTATTTGATAGTCAAAATATATCAAAATTAAAATTATTTAATCTGTCAAAACCGCTTAATGACGAAATTACCGAAACCGAAAAACGTATTGAAGATTTTCAAAGATTTTTGGAGAGTCTTGAAACACGGGGTGCTTCAAAATTAGGACTCAATTCTGAATTACAGGGTTTACAGGATGAAATTAAAATTTTAAAATCTGATTTATCTGATATGAAGCGTGAATTGGACAGTGTGTCTGGTGAACAATTCAAAAAAATGGCAGATGATATTAAAAATGTAAATGAACAATTGCAGTTTACACTTGAAAAATTATTTAAACTAACTGGGGATAATAAACTCGGGTCTATTGTTAATAAATGGGTGAACGAAGAAATAACAAAGACCAATGAACGATATACTGCATTTAATAGTAAAACATTAGAAACATCAGGGATTCATGCCGCTGCAGATGCTGAAGGAGTGTCTGAGAAATTAATTCGTGAAGCTATTGCTGAAATGGCAGGCGAAGCTGATGGCTTTATTCATTCTCACCCATTGGATATAGCTGCATTTTCTGATACTGACATAGCTACATTTTATAAATTGTTGCAACAAGGTATTACCCAACAAGTTGTAACATCTTATAAACAAGCAATGTCTTTAGATATGGATAAAGTAAATCCTGCAAAAGAATCTGAAGTAGTTCAACTTTTGCAACAAAAATTTGATGAAGCCGAGCAAGAAATAGGAACGTCTTTTATTCAAAATAATACTGAGATGGTACGACAAGTAGCAAATCAGATTTTAGAAGGGAATAAAACAGGAAATGTTCAAGTTGATGCAATTATAGAATCTGCAAAATCGAAATATAATGATTTAATGAAGCAGTTTGGTTCAAATCTTACATTAGATCAATATGGAGAGCAGGTTGTAGACAAGGCATTATCAGACGCTTTTAATGAATCTGTATTTGCTAATCAGCAAGGTACTAAAGTTTTTTCGCAAGTTAAAAGTTTTATGGGACAATTGTCTGACGCCATTATTGAATCTCTTGGCGATATGACTGAAAACAAAAATGCATTACAAACACGTTTCCAAAATATTTTGCTAGATGTATTTTCAAATCCAGAATATCTTAAAGCAGGTGTACAATCTGCAATTAAAGTTGAAAATATATCTGATTTTATTGATACAAACTCATTAAAACAAGTTGGTTTACTTGGTGGTAAATTTGTTGTTGATGGATTTCGTGAAGCAATCGATGCTCATTCAAATTCTAAAGAAGCAGAACGTGCTGTTGATGATTTTGCGAATGGTGTGGTTGACGAGTTCGAAAAACGTAATCAAGACATGATTAATGCCGCTCGAAGATCAGGGTCTGCCGTTGTTGAAGCGTTTAATTCAAGTTTAACCGAAAGCATTGATGAATTAGATGAGTTGTTGCCGACTGGTCGGTCATCTCAACCATTAAAGAATGATAATATGTATGGCTATGATACGCCAATCTATTCTGAATCTGATATGGATCGTGCGAATAAAAGGCATGCGGATGTTGTAAATGGAATGCAACATCAGATTGATGATTTAGAAGAAGAACTCCAAGATAAATATGCTGAAAATCGTGATTTGCGAGATAGACTATCTGAATCAAAAGCGCCCTCTTCTATCGAAAAATTTTATAAACAATACGGAACTCCATCTAATGCATTAGATACTGGATACACAATTGATGATGTTTTGCGAATGCTTGGTGGGCGGTTTGTAGAAATGAATCCCGACCAAGTGGCGCAAAACGAACCAAGGTTGAATTTAGAGTTCTTCAAAGAGCTAATTAAATATGTTCAATTAACCGAAGATGAAATGACTGTGGTCAAAGCGAGTCTGCAAGATATTGACGATTTTGCTGAAGGCGGTAAATGGCGACATTTGGTTGGTAGTGATGAAAATGCAAATATTATTGTTAAGGACAAACTTGATTTAATTAATCAAATTATTCGTGGAGAACATGAGATATCTGAGTTGGAGTTAAGCAATGCACAAAACAGCTTGCATTATCAGCAAGATAAAGATAGTTCTGTGAGTGCAACAGAACAAATATCTGCGTTACAACAAGAAGAAAAACAGGCCGAACAAACCGCAGAAGCAGAGAAGAAATTAGCAGAAGCTAGAAAGGAAAATACATCATCACAATCTTCGAATACAGAAGAATTAATGTTACCTGCGGTTATTAAAACAACTGAAGAGGTATATAACCAAGTTCAAGCGTGGGCAAAACGGAAACAACAAGTTGAGGAATTTATTGCTACGCAAAAAGAAGCTAATAATGTAGAAGAATCTACGACTGTTCCAAATGAATCCGAAAAATTCGAAGAAATAACAGACAATGCAGAAAAAGCAGCAAAAGCTAAAAAAGGTTTTTCTGAAGCAAATGCCGAAGTATTGAGATCTATTGTTAGTTCTTTGGAAGGGTTGGATAAAGAGGCGCAAGCTTTTGATACGTTAAATAAATTAATTAAAAATCTTGCAAATAATAAAGATGATCGTATTCTTAATATGGTCGCAAATCTTGAATTATTAAGAGATGCTTTATCAAAGCCTATTGACGATGGAGCATTTATTAACGCTATCAAAGATATTGCGTCTCAAGGAGATAACTTAAAAGATTTAGCAGCAATTCTTAAAACTAGTGTTAAAGATATACAGAAAGCAAAAAAACAGGTAAATACTCAAGAACAGCCCGTTGATAATACCAAATTCTATGAGCGAGCATCAGAAACATTATATAATGTTAGGCTTTTTGAAAAGAAAAACCAATATGTCCAAGAGTTTTCTGATGAGTTGATGTCACTTCAAGCTCGTTTAGAAGAGTTAAAAAATCTTGATATTATAGATGACAAAAATATTACAGAGCTTGACCAACTTATTAAACGTTTCAAAGAATTAAAACGAGAGGCAACACTTAAAGAAAATAAAATTGCCAATGCTAGAAGTGTGCAGAAGTTTTTGGGGCAGATTAATGAGATTTTATCACAGAATACAACGCAAAAATTTAAGAGATCGAATGAATATCAAGAGTTATTAAACTTCAAAAACATTCTTAATGATTTTGATACTTCTAAATCACAATCTGAGCTTGATGAATTAGGTACTCATATATTAAAAACGATTTCACATGTTAAAGGTTTGGATAATGCTGTTAAGGGAAAAGGATTTTTTGATAAATTTGCAAATCGATTATCTGATATTAACACTAAATTCCTCGCTCAATACTTCAGTTGGCAAGACATAATTCGTTATGGTCGCCAAATGATCTCGACTATCATTGATCTTGATACTCAACTCGTAGACCTTCGTAAGACTACAAAGATGAACAACACTGAGTTGGAGGCGTTCTATAAGGAATCTTCAAGTGTAGCTAAAGGGCTTGGTGTTACAACGAGTGAAATCATATCGCAGGCCAGTGCCTGGTCGCGTTTGGGGTATAACACCAAAGAAGCTTCTATCCAAATGGCTGAACTTAGTTCGCAGTTTGCAAGTATTTCTCCAGGTATGGATACAGAAACTGCAACCGATGATCTTGTTTCGACTATGCAAGCTTTTGGTATCACTACCGATGAAGTTGAGCGTAAAGTGATGGATAATATCAATGCCATTGGTAACTCTATGGCAACAACCAATGCTGAAATTGGAGAAATGCTCAAGCGCTCTTCTGCTGCAATGAAGGCCGCAAATAATAGTTTAGAACAGACTGTAGCACTGGAATCCGCAGCAGTACAGATTACACGTAATGCAGAGACGACGGGCACAGCGTTCAGAACGATTTCAATGAGAATACGTGGCTATTCAGAAGAATCTGAAGACGGTCTTGAAGAAGTAGACGAAGAACTTAAAAATATATCTGGTGATATTGCCGACCTAACCAAGATTAATGGTAAGGGCGGCATTTCTATTTTTACGGACGAAAGTAGAAATGAATATAAATCAACCTATCAAATCTTAAAAGAAATTAGTGAGATTTGGAACGATCTCACCGATGCACAACAAGCTGGATTACTCGAAAAATTAGCTGGCAAGCGTGGTGGTCAAGTTTTAGCAGGTATACTCGCCGATTTTTCTTCTGTTGATGAAGCAATGGAAACTATGGAAAATGCTGCCGGATCGGCCGACAAAGAGATGGACATTATAAGGGACAAACAACACTGTCCATATGTACAGAAATGTGCATAATTAATATATTTAATTGCAGGTAAAACCTAAAGCCTTACACCACAATAGAGGAGAAACTACTCTATGATGGTACGAAAGTAAAAACAACGTAAGGATGGTATATGGTCAAAAGCCTAAGTACTGCTCTCCTATTTTGGAGAAAAATGGTAGTTCTTGCAGCCAAGTACCCTAACGTATCCCAGAGATCATCTGGTACTTGAGTCGAGGGTAAAGGTTCAACG